ATCTTAGCAGAAGGGATCAACGTAAAAGGACTTGAAGCAGTCTTATTCTTAAGATCTATGGATTACATTGGCATTAGTCAAACAATCGGTAGAGTGATCCGTAAGGGTGGCAAAGACAAGACTCATGGATTATTATGTATTCCTGTATATTCTAAGGTTGGTATTAGTACAGCAAGGAAGGTACAGGCAGTAGTTGATACTGTATTTGAGAGGGGTGAACCCGCAATTAGTGTTGTAACAAAATGATTAAATGGATCAAAGGATATGAGGATAAACACTCAAATCCTGTATATAAACATTGTAAGAATCCTGACAAGTGGGAAGTAAAAGATAGTAGATTTATTATGTTTCGCTATGGTAAAGGTGGTGCTATTGATATTAGGATCATGGAGAATGATACTGATTTTAGGCATGACATAAACATTACTGTTGATGATGATGGTAAATTAAAAGCAATAGTATCGGAGCAAACTAAATGAGAGACACTATTCTATTTGGAGATTGTAGAGATACACTCAAACAGTTTGATGAGAAGGCAAGGATGTGTGTTACATCCCCACCTTATTATGGTTTGAGAGATTATGGTGGAGAAGAAAAGCAGATAGGGTTAGAACAAACTCCAGAAGAATATATTGAACAAATGGTTGAGGTTATGTCATTAGTGAGAGATTGTCTTACTGATGATGGAACACTATGGTTAAACATAGGTGATAGTTATTACAACTATAAGTCAGGCACAGGAGAGTATGCTAAACAATCCTTTGCTAAGAATAGGCAAGATCTACCTATGAAGACCCCTAAGAGGGCAAACAAACTTGAAGGGTTTAAGGATAAGGAATTGATGGGTATTCCTTGGATGCTGGCTTTTGCTTTGAGAAAAGATGGATGGCATTTAAGGCAGGACATTATATGGAATAAACCTAATCCTATGCCAGAGAGTGTTAGAGATAGGTGTACCAAGGCACATGAATATATCTTCCTATTAACTAAGGAAAGAGATTACTACTATGATAATGAAGCAATCAAAGAGAAGGCAGTAGGTGAAAGATGGGGTGGTAATACTCCTATCAATATGAATAACACTAAGGATACTGATAATCAGTTCTCAGGTTTAACTAGACCACGTAAGATGGTTTATGATAAGAGAAATAAAAGATCAGTATGGACTGTGAATAAGAAACCATATAAGGGTGCTCACTTCGCTGTATATCCACCTGAATTGATTGAACCTTGCATCCTAGCAGGTAGTGAGAAGGGTGATATAGTATTAGATCCTTTCATGGGATCAGGAACTACTGCTGCTGTTGCAAAGTCATTAGGTAGAGATTACATAGGATGTGAGTTGCATGAAGATTATGGTAATTTAATTCAGAAACGAGTTAGAGAGTATCACCCTGTGCCAGATCCAGAAGTGAACATTGAAACTATACTTGGATTGTAAATAGTATATAATAGAACTATAACCAAAGGAGATTACTATGGTCTGTGAAGTACAACTTTATGTTGCTGGTCAAGTTTTCAGTGAAACTGTTAGAGCAGTTAATTATCAGGAGGCAAGACAAGTAGCACTTGCAAGAAATCCTAATGCTAGAGTAGTATCTGTTAATGCGAAATTCTAATTATCAAACTTTCTATAAGGATGCCATCCAAAAGAAACAGGGATATGTGACTAAGGATGGCATGTGGGCAGCAATTCCTATTGTAGGAAGTAAGAAACTTGCCATTATTCATAATGGTGAGTGGGTACACACTTGCCGAAACTTTGACTTTGCTAGGTCATACATATTAAGAGAATCCAAAAAATCTAAATGAAAGATCAAAATTCCATTGAAGAAAAGGAAACGAAGTCTGAAAAGTGGGAACGTGGTAAAGCACTCTTTTTAGAATCATTATACAAAGCAGATCATCAATTACGTGGTTGCTCTCATAATCAGAAATGTTATAATGAATTGATGGAGATTAGAGAAGAAGTTATAGGACTTGTTAAGAATATGAATAACCCTCATGCTGGTAAACCAGCAAAGGCAGGGGATAAGAATAACCTACCACCTGTTAAGTCATTTAATGGTATTAGTGTTGTGTTATTGCGTGGTGCATTAGGTAAATCTTACATGAAAGATTGGACAGAAGAACAGGTCAAAGAATATGAGGAGTGGGTAGGTACAAATGCGTAGGCATTTATTTTTGTAAATTTGTATCAGCGAATACAAACATAATTTGTCTAAATAATGGTAGAATTGGGGAAACAAGATGCACTAAAACTTTTTGTTATTGTACTAATATTTGGAGGCAATTATGCACAACTTAATTTCTTTTAATCAACTTGCTGGATCTAAACATCCTGAAGAGACTTTTGATCCACATAACGACTTAATCACAGAATACTACGAGTGCCTGATTGACTGTGAACACGACCAACATGTTTGTAAACGTATATGTAAGGAGGTTTTAATCTAAAACAAGTACACGTTTAATCTTAACAAACAAATGATTAAGTATCAGCATCCACCTTAAGTAAACTTAAAAAGTAATTACAACCCCTTGACACAATGTGTTGAGGGGTTTTATAATGGATTTGTATAATCAGTCACTATGGATATTATACCTATTTTTCCCACGTTAGTATGGGAATCAGATATACAGTCACCAAAAAGATTAATAGATTATTGTTTAACATTATCCGAACATAGTGTTGGACGTAGTGTATCAAATGCTGGAGGTGGTTGGCAATCTGAAGATAATTTGCATCTTGATGAATCTTTTTATCAAAGATATTTAATTAATCTTTTTAATAATCTATCATTTCTTCCAGATTTTGAGGTTGATAATTGTTGGATTAATGTTAATTATCAAGGATCATATAATCAATCTCATCGTCATCCTGGACATGATTTGGCATTAGTATGGTATGTTCAAACTCCTAAAGACTGTGGTAATATTGTTTTTGAGAACCCTAATATAATAGGTAGAACAAAAATACTTGATTATACAGATCAAAATATTATAAACTCATTTAATTCTAATGAGTGTTTTCCTTTACCAGCATTAAAGGATAAATGTTATATATTTCCTGGTGACCTTAGACATTTTGTTCAAACAAATAATTCTAAATATCCAAGAATATCAATATCAGCAAATCTTTCTATTCTTGATTAAATATGGCTATAGACGATGATGTAAAGATCACTATCAACCTTAATAAGTTGGTAGATACAAGAGCAAGGATCTTGACTCAATATGAAGACTATTCAAAAGCAGTAGCAACTGGTGAGTATCTTGACGAGAATGATGTGGATAGAATAGCATCTAATTTGAGAGATACACTTACTTGGGATACTCTGTACAGTATGGTAGATAGTGCTATATTTGATTATATGGGATTGAAAGATCCTAATAAACCTAACTATGGTGAGATACAACCTGAACCTGGACGTGAAGCATATCTAAATCAAATTGAGAAGAATAAGAAACAATTTGAGATGGTTGATTTAGTATCACCAGCATGGACAATTCAAGTACCAGTTAGGAAAAAGAAATGATATTACCAGGATCTACTGTTACAGTTACTAATGAGACATCTATATATCGTGGATATGATGGATGTGTTCAAAGAATTAGTGGTAATGATGTTGCAGTTCTTATGGATCAGCATACACCTTGGGATAAGATGATTACCTTTAGAATGTCAGATTTGGAGGAGAAAACTACAGGATTTCAGTATTATCCACAAAAACCAATTAGGAAAGTAAAATGACATTTTCAAAAGAAATTAAAGCAGGAACCAAGAAGTCTCATTCAGCAGCAGAGAATACAGCATTTGTAAAATCATTCTTACGTGGTGTTGTGAGTAAGGACAGTTACAAAGTATTGGTTTCTGATCTATACTTTGTGTATAGGACAATGGAGGAGGAAGTAAGGAAACTTAAGGATCATCCTGTAGTTGGTAAGTTAAACCTACCAGAATTAGAACGAGTTAATAATCTTGAACGAGATTTAAGATACTTTTATGGGCCAATATGGAGAGGATTAATCAAACCAAGTGAAGCATGTGATAGGTATTGTAATAGAATAATTGAAGTTGCTAAAGATGAACCTGAACTATTAGTTGGTCATCATTATACTAGATACTTGGGTGATCTATCAGGTGGACAGATACTTAAGAACATTGCAGAAAAGGCAATGAATCTTAAGGATAATCAGGGATTATACTTCTATGATTTTGATAAGATAGATAATGCTAAGGAATACAAGACTAAGTATCGTAGCATACTTGATGAACTACCATTGACAGAATCACAACAAAATGCAATAATTGTTGAGGCAAATTGGGCATTTAGATTGAACATGCACATGTTCGATCAGCTACAAGGAAATGGATTTTGGTCATTTATTAAAATGATTATAGGTTTCTTAAAATCAATTACTAATAACTGGAGAAGAGGAAAATGACTAAAAGAAATGAAAAGGAAATAATAGCAGCATTTACCCACATGGCAGTTAATGAATTGGGTGGAGATATAAGACATGCTACAACCTATGATAGTACAGGTAGACAATCTAAAAAGATTGTGATAGAGTACGATGTAAAGCAAAACAAAAGATGACTTTAAGAACACATAAGATTGAAAAGAAGAATGACCAACATAATCAAGAATGGAGTTGGGAAGAAACTCCTGAAGTGTTGGCAGCAATAGAACAATTAGATAAGTCACATCAAGTAGTTCAGTCACTTGGAAAGATTAGGAAGATATTTGTTCCTAATAAGAATTATCCTACAATAAAGAGGAAAAGAAAACAGGGATAAATACTTAATTAACCATATAATTGGGAGTAAATGAAGGATTGGAGTATTAAAAAAGCAGCAAAGAAACTATTAAAAAGAGCAAAGAAACATCCTGAATGGTATAGCGATCAGGATGTATATTATGCTAAACAAGTTAGAAAACAAATTAAGGATGAAGAACGACAGTCTAAAAGTAAATCAGAATAGTGATGGTTCATATACATTTGAGTGGGATAAGTCTGATCCTAGTTGGAGTTTTTTAAATAACTTGACAACTAAGGAAATACAGACTATTATTGAAAACAGTATTAAAGAAGATTCTAATGTCTGATTACAAAAATTATTCTTTAAATCATTTACAAGATTCTGTTAGAGATGCTTTAGAATCTGAAGCAACACCGCAAGAAGTATATGATTGTATTATAAATGAAATACAAAGATCTGCAAACTACCATAGAGCATGTCTTAATTCTTCTAGTAGGCTCTTGTCTTTGATAGAGGATAATATTAAGATTGAAGGATATGATGATTTTGAATTACCACTTCCTAAACAAGAATCAAATGTTGTTAGAATATCTGATAGAGTAAAATCATGGCATCCACAGAGAGATGGTGAATCTTTTGAAGAGTGTCTTGCAAGGGAAGGATATGAATATACTCCTATTAATAGTGAAGATAGAAGTAAATTTAAATTAGATTCACCAGAATTACATAATCTTAGTTCTACTCCATATAATGATGGATGGACTCAACAACATTATAAAGATGCTGTTGATAAATTAGAGAAAAAACTTAATACTGATGGAGATATTAAATAATGGCATTATCTGAACAAGTAAAAGTGTCATTAAGAGATGCACAAGAAGATTTACGAAATGCACTAGCATTTTCAGCAAGAAATGAGAAACCTTATGTTAGTAAACATATTGCTGATTTATTATCAAGTGTAGATAATATTATAGATGCTACTGAAATGATAGAGAAGATAGAGAATCGTAAACCAGGTGATAGTGGTATGTTTGGTACTTTTTTTAATAGAGAAGAAGATTAACAAATGTGTAGGTAGTCTAAAGCAAATATAAAGTTTATAGATAAGATATAGCACCTATGTTATAATACCGACACATACCTACGGAGCCAATGATTAATCTAGACGAACGATACCACGACTACCTAACAAACAAGAAAACACTTAGAATAGATGGGGCAGAAGAACGTTTACAGGCTTATGGATGGCATTGTGATGGGAGTGATATTACTGGGTATTATCTAACTACAGAGAATTATAAACTATTTTATAATATGAAGGAGCAGTTTGTTAGGATGGAAGCACTTAAAAAAGTAGAAATTGTGGTATAATAATAAATAAATTTGTTAAAGTAGGATAGGTTATGACTACTAAAGTACCAGAACACGATTTAAACCATGAAGTGTATCTTGATCCTAAAGATGGTAAAGAGCATGTGAATCATGGTATGCTTGAATATTCCAAAGAGGATTTAGAACTTCATAATGATGCTTTTCATGCTCACGAAGAAGATGAAGAAAATCCTGGTGGTGCAAAGATTAATGATTGGCATACAAGGCATCAAGATCAACATTTAGAGGTGTATTGTGATAATCATCCAGATTCAATGGAGTGTAGAGTCTACGACGACTAGGACAGTTTAAAAAGATTCATATACCTCTTGCATTAATTTGTGAGGGGTATTATAATGTAAGAAATTTATGAGACCACCAATGAAAGTCACTAAACTTTCTGAGATTGTTGCTCTCGGTTTTGAAGAACTCATTACTGAGGGTGATACTAGAGAGATAGGAAAATTCCTTGCCTTCCCTACTGAGAGAATTATTGCACCGCAATGGTTACGAGAAGAATGTGGTATTGATACAAAACCTTCACCAGACGATGATGAAGGACAGCAAGAAAAGTATGATAGATTATCTACTAATGGTTTAAGAATACAAGTTAAGTTTCGTGGTGGTAAAACATTACACATGGAACAAACTAGAAGAACAACTGGTAAAAATGCTAGTGCAGGTGCTAAGAATGGTCAAGTTAGGTATGCTATTGGTTCATTTGATGTAATTCTCTTTATTATTCCTACAAATCATGATAATATAGATGATTGGGAGTATCTTGCAATTCCAAATTCAGAATTAGAGGATGATAAGATGAATGGGTATTGTGTTGGTCAAGTACCAAGTAGATTAAGAAAGAAGTATGCTGGTAGAGCAAAGGAAATTATGACTTCATTTGAAAATGCTAAACGAGTATAGTATTGGTGATAGTAGAGAACTACTAAAACAAGTAGATTCTAATTCGGTGGATTTAATTTATATTGATCCACCCTATTGTACTGGAAGAGATTTTTATCACTTTGATGATAGATTTAAATCAAGTGCAGATTATCGTGAATTGTTAATGAGACCATTACTTACTGAATGTCATAGAATACTCAGTGATGTTGGTAATGTTGTGGTTCATGTGGAACCAAAAGTATCTCATCATATTAGAATAGTAATGGATGATGTATTTGGTGAGAATAGATTTAAGAATGAGATAGTATGGATTTCAGGTGGCAATCACAAGTCTAAGAAACAGTTACAACGTAACCATGATACTATAATTGTTTATCAAAAGGGTAAAGAGTCCATTTATAATCCTGAACATAAAGAGTATGATGCTGAAACATTTAGAAAAGCAAAGTATTGTCCATACCATAAGAAGAAATATAATACTTCTGCATTGGTTAATAGGCAACCTAACGTAGTATCAAGACCTAATCTTAGGTATGAATGGAATGGACATGATCTACAGTGGCATATTTCAAAAGAGAGGATGCAGAAGTTACATGATGATAATAGACTTGAGTATTCTTCTAACACTGGTATTCCAAGAGTTAAGAAGTTTTTGGATGAAATGGATGGTATTCCAGTCAAAGATGTATGGAACGATATTAAACAGATTCAAGGTGTAGAGAAGTTAGATTATGCTACACAGAAACCAGTAGCATTATTAAATAGGATTGTGAGTATGTTTAGTAATGAGGGATCAACTGTATTAGATCCATGTGCAGGTAGTGGCACATTAGGTAGAAGTGCTATGCTTACAGGTAGAAATTATATTCTATTTGATCTCAATGAAGATGGTAAAGCATTATTCAATAAAACTATAGATGGGCTTGTGCCAGTTCAAGAAGTGTTACACAACCCGTTGGAATACATCATGTTTGGACTATAATAAGCACATGGGAAACAAACCGACACCTTAAGGCAACTAGGTCGAGGTTAATGCGAAAGTCGGTTTTGTTTCTCTCACCAATAAATTTATTTCTTTTTCTAAATGGCAACAAGATCAAGAATAGCACTTCAATTAACTGAAGATGCTTTTGTATCAGTTTATCATCATTGGGATGGTTATCCTGAGTGGTTAGGAGTTACTCTTAAGGAGAAGTTTAACACAAGAGAGAAAGTTGCAGAGTTAATTGATGGTGGGGATGTTTCATGTTGTGATTCTGATACTGATTGGGATCGTAATGAATTAAAAACATCAAGACCATTGTACTATAATGAGAGAGGTGAAAAGACTGAACCAAAACTACATCTTAATATAGATGAGTATTTTGAGATTGGTGAAGAGTATGCTTATGTATTCACACTTGACCATGAGTGGGAGTGCTATGCTTTAAGTCACTCTTATAATGAAGATTATAAGAGAACAGGTACTAATATCAAACCAGTTGATATTCCATCTGAAGTGCCAGCTTAAGAAGTGTAACACTCGTCCTTGAAGCATGACGTAAAACTGCTATACTATAGAAGTTGAGAGATATGTGGTTCTACTGCCCCAAACCTACCGACTAGACTGACCGACCTGTTACTCACTCCCCCTCTTAATACTGTTTTCGGACTCCACCTAGAGGTTTTTAATTATGAGAGTATGGTTTCAGGCAGAAGCAGTCACATGATCGTTGGTAGAAACCTATTACTGCACACATAAGACAGATGGTTGAAAGTGGTGGGGGTACAGGTGTAAGCGATTCCCAGTAGGTAAATTTGGGCATATAGGTGAAACCTATGTCGATGCCCCACTCTCTCAACTGCTCTAATCCCTTTTGGTAGTTTTAGGATTAGGGGCGATAGAAAACTACCACTTTGTAAACCGACACTATTTTTTTAAAATGTCACCTAATTTCGCTGAATTTCTTCTTGACAACACCAACAATGGAAATGAGATCCTAGCAGTTCTTGAGGATATTGTAGAGGTAGTAGAGACAGGAGGAACCGATCTATAGACAGTTGAATAAGTGGTACATACCCCCTTTATAGGGGGTATTTTTTTGGTATAATATAAGAGTAAACAATCAGGAGAGCATTTATGACTGCAACACCAGTTCAGACTACACTTGAAGAGAGAGTATTGGAGTGGACAGAGCAACTATGTGATTCACTTGCTGAGAATTATAAGAGATATCACAGAAGAATGATTGAAAGAAATAGTGCATACTTCAATGGTGATGGTAGTAGAGCAGATTTATCTGCCTATGCACAAAAGCAGATAGATGAAATGGATAATGGTACTTGGAAAGGAATGAAGTTTGTCCGTACTACAGGTAAGAAGTATCATAAGATCACTCAACAAGATTGGGATGATAGAGCAAATGATTACAGGGGTGGAAGTGTTCATGCTTTTGTTGATAAGAAAACTGGTGAGGTTTACAAACCAGCATCATGGAGATCTCCAGCAAAGCATGTTAGATATGATCTAAGAATCATTAAAGAACGTGAATATGTTCTTAATCCTGACAACTGCGGATGGGCAGGTGGTTATCTCTACATGAGGTAATCACTATGCTTGTTGATTTAATTAAACCAGAGATTGATGTTGCTCTTAAAGCATTAAAAGAATATCCATCTCTACATCCTGACGATGAGAAAGTCTATCTCCGATTGATAGAACGATTGGAAGAGTTTCAAAAAATCTGTACATGTAAGGAGACTAAAAATGGCTAAAGATATGTCAACCAGAGAGAAATTATTGTTTATTCTTTCTTTCTTTTGGTTCATGCACTGGGGTGTAAATATAGTAAACCTACTAATTACTAAACTTGCATTTTAATCGAATGAACACTTATTCTGAAGAAGAGTATCCAAACTTGTATGAGGAGATACTTAAAGATTACAACTTTAGGTATGGCAAATTTAATCCTATCCCTTACCCTAATATGAATGAAAGGGAACAAATCAAAATTGAATGGAATCAAAAGGAGAAAAATTAATGGAACCTTTTAACTGGGCAGTAACAGACACATGGAACTTTGAGGAAGAAACTTCCATCAATTTCTATGAGTTTGAAAATGCAAAGAATTATGCTAAAACGTGGTTAAAAGAAGGTCACGTTAATTCAGCATATCTATGGAAATTGACCACTGGCAATCCTATCAAATGGATGGAAGTTAATTAACCGATCTATAGACAGTTGAATAAGTGGTACATACCCCCTTTATAGGGGGTATTTTTTTGGTATAATATAAGAGTAAACAACATAGGAGCATTATGATTAAAGTTGGAACCAACGTTAAGTCCAAAATACATGATGATCTTACTGGTCATGTTGTAGTATGTGAACCAATTAACAACTATGCTGTTATTATGACAGACATCATTGAATACGAAATGATGACAGTTGAATGTTTCCTATCTGATTTGGAGGTTGCATAATGTACGTTTCAGAAGAGAGTCAAAAGGAACAGTATGAACAGTTCCAAGAGTGGTTAAATCAGTGTCCTATTAAGATCACAAATTATGAGGACAATACCACTGAGTTTGCTATTGATTTTTCTATGGAGGTTGATTAATGAAAAGAGTTAGACCATTTGGAAGGAAAATTGAAAAAGGTTTGAATATTGATCTTACTATAAGTCAATATGAACATCTTTATAATATCATGTGTAGTCAGGAGCAAATACTTGACACATTAAACGAAAGTGTTGATTTTGATGTTCAAACTTTCGATAATCTATTTGATGCTATTATTAATGCAAAGGAGACTTATTTAAAATGAATAATAGTTTATTAGAGAATGTAGAGGTTTTCAGTAACCACTATATTAGCAGATTTAAGCAGTTATTAGATAATAACCAAATTGAAGATGCTAATGCTATTGGAGAAGAATATATTTGTAATGGTGAAGCAACGGATGATAATTATCAATGGTTATGTTTAAACTATATGGGGGCAGATTAATGGAAACACTAATAGCAATCGCTTGCATATCAGCAGGTGGTTACTACTGTTATTTGATCGCAAAATTACTTGATTCTAAGGAGGACTAATGTTATTAACATCAGGCGATTGGCATTGTGACCAAAGTAAGATCCTTACAGAGGAAATATATCTTTTCATGTGTAAGAAGTATCCACAGTTGAATGATGTTGTAGTAGAAGTTAATCAAGTTGATCTAACAGATGAATATGGTCTTGGATTCTGTCAGGTGGATGAGGATGGAGAGTTTTTGATACATATTCATAATGACCAAGTACCAACAGGATATGCTGAGACTCTATGCCATGAGTTAGTACATGTAAGACAGACCATAGATGGATTAAAGGATGATGAACTAAGGGAAGAAGAAGCATACGTCATGGAAGAGATCCTTGCCAAGGAGTTCTGGGACACTTATGGAAGTGGCACATTCTTTGTTACACCTTGGACGAATATGGGTTATAATACTAATGTAATCAACAAAGGAGACACCTTATGAGCAGTTTAACTGAGTTTGTGGATTATGTTTGGTCATTCTATGGTAATGAAGATCCACTTTATCCTATTACAGGATTAACCAAGAAAGACATCGTTGATGCTTTTAACATCTATATTGAGAGAATTGAAAAGGGTGATCTTGAATACGTTCATTATTCATGGGGTGGTGGAGATAGTTTAGATCGTGAGAGAGTAAGAGATATAATCCTTGAGCAACCACAATTCACTTCAGGATGGTAATCATGGCAAAAGAAACTATGTACTTAGTCACCGATATTGAATTTGATTTTGAAGATTCAATGGGTGAATTACCACTTGATGAGCAAAAAGGTATTACTCAGGATACAATCGGTTTATGGTATGCTGAAGATGAGGATCATTTGATAGATAAGATTACTGATAAAATGGGATGGTGTATCAAACATATAGATTATACTCTTAACACTTTACATCCACTTACTTCTTACATGTAATGAAATTAACTAACGATCAATTTGGCGAATTAGTTCAGCAATTTGTAGAGATACAAGTTGATAATATGGACACCAAAACCATGATGGAATGGATTACTGATGAACTGATCTATCAGTATGGAAAATTAACAAATGAAGAGTTAAAAGAGAGAGTTGATTGTTTTGATGAAGAATTATTTGATGAGTTAGTTGATAATGTAACCCAACAGTATGCTAGGCAAAATCCAACATTTCATATGGATCAGGCATTTGCTAAAGCACAGGAGGAGGTCTAATGAAAAAGCAACTACAACTTGAAAAGAACATTGGATTCTGCATTGATGAATGTGATATGGATGATGACCAAATTGGTGATATGCTCAGATGTATTGAGCGTATGGGTATTGCATCCGTTGAGCATTTTTGTGAAGAGTTTATCTTCATTGATGAGGATGGAGGATTCAGTGATCGTTTACATGATGATGAGTATTTGAACATTGCAGAGTTTAATGCTATGTACTGGGAGGGCAACTAATGACTAAGCAAACATTCAATCCAAGTGTACCTGAAGATCTTAATCGACCTTACAATGTAACATTGACTGAGGGACAAATTGCCACCATATTATATGTGATGGAAGGATACATTCAGGGTAATGATGAGTATGAGGATTCATTCAAAGTTGATGTGGATAATATCTTTGAGGTATTAGAGGGTGCGGTTGATAATTATTATGATGCAAAAGAAGTAGAACAATGTATTGCTGATGGTACAGATTATTCTGAGTGTGTAGACGCATTAGTAGATAGGATGGAGAAGTTAGAAACTGCAAAGAGAGTAGCAGGGGTGGAAGAAACTAATAGATTCTTATCTGCACTTGAGGATAATAATCCATACAAAAACATTCCTGATAGGTATTAACCATGTCACAGTTCTCTAATGCCACTTTAAATCAACTAGCAAATGCCTTAGTTGATGATGCTATTAAATACATCCTTGAGGATGAAAGATATGTTCAGTTCTTTCAGGACATCATATCTGATGCTATTAAGGATAAGTTGGGTGATGTTGAGGATGAGGTGTTAATGGAATTGGGAGCATATATTTTTGAGAGAATCTCATTGTACCCACATTCAAATTGCAATTACATTGTATATCCTGAAAAGGAACCTATTGGACTTACAAAATGATTACAAAAACAGTTTCATTCAAACCTATCACAAAGTATGCTCGTGCTAATAAGTATAAAGGCAAGCATATTATGTGTCCTAAATGTGAAACAATTCACAAGGTGTATCACTTTAGTTGGTCAGCATTGAATTGTGCTAATTGTGATACTATGATAGATAAATTATTATGGAGTATTGAACAATGAGTTGGTTTAAAAGATTTTTTAATCTGAGCATCAATGAATTTTGGGTGAAACCAGAAAAGGATACAGTTTATCATGGGACTGCTAATCCAAATGCAACAAATAGTGAATTAGATGCTAAGAGAGTGATATGTTATAATGATGATAAGGAAGTAGATTGTTTTACTGATAAGATAGAATCTGAAGGATACACTTATAATGATATAAGGGACTGGTGGGAGCGTACATGGACAACTAACCAAGGTAAAGAATCAATCTTAGAAGTATATAAAAAGGATAATGATGGGTGGAGACAACTTATGATAGGATATGGTGATAATATATTTTATGAGGAGAAAGTTAAATGATCCTTATTCAAAACAATTTTTATTAATTATGTTACACACTATTTTTACTTCTTTCACTATTATTGCAATAGTTTTTATTATTGTAGTTGTATTTCTAATGAAATGGTACAATCCTAATTCTTAATTGACAAAATTCCTAAACTAATATACAATATAAGAACAGGATTTTTTTTAAATGACAAAACTTTATCGCATTGAAGAACTTGCTACTTCTGGTTGGACTTTATATGATGAGAGATCAGTTAAATTAACAAAAGAACAAGCATCTATTAAGTTGGATCAAATTATCAATGAGGGGCATAATCCTAATGAATTAAGAGTTAGGAGAGATGACTAACTATAGGTAGAATCGTGAATTAAATCTATTGGAGTTGCTTTATATGTCTGAAGAGTATGAACCCGAAGTGGATGACTATGTAGTATGGACAACCGAACTGGGAATGAAGCATGAAGGATGGGTCTATTGGAAAGGAGATCCAGTTGATAATGAACAACGGATCAAATTTGGATGGAGACCTGTTGCAAGGTATATTACCATAGAAACTTCTGTTAAACCAAAACCATATTGCGAACTATCTAAGAATGATCCGCACAAATATATTCACACATTGTTATTATGTTATGAGAAAGATTGGCATCAATTAAAGTTTATAAAGAAAAGGAATAGCAGAGAAGTACAACACTGGTCACAGTATGATGACATAGCAGGTAATGAGTAATGAATTTGTATAGAAAAGAAATATATCCTACATCATACTATCATGGGTCTGTTGAGAATAACCAATTATTAAAGGATTTATTAATACCCTCTATCAAGGAATATTCCAGTGATCCTGATAAGAATAAACCCCCTAATGGGTGGTTGACTGATAATATGGTGACTTCATTTAGTAATGAGGAAGTCAGTCAAATGCTTACGGATGATAATAGTGAAATAGGTGCTGAATTAAAGAAACAATACTTTAAAGTATTAAATGGATTCTTTGATAAAGATTTTGCTATCTCATTGGATCAAATGTGGTATAATGTTTATTCTAATGGTGAATATCAAGAGAGTCATACGCATTTAGGTGGACCGACTCATCCACTTCATTTTGCATGTGTCCATTATCTTTCTTTCAACCCTCAAATACATACTCTATTGGCATTTACTGATCCATTAACAAGGATGAGGAATTTTTCTGTTGAAATGGATTCTCATAATTATTCTGAGAAACACAGACCATTAGTTCAAGAAGGTGATTTCCTTATGTTTCCATCGTGGTTAGAGCATGAAGTTAAGGCAGGGCCACCAACTCCAGAATATCCACGGATTTCTATTGCATTTAATATAACTGTTACAAAATATGGATCAGACGAATAATATTCAAACTTCTGATAATTTCTTTAATAAGAGAGATCAGAATATGGTAATTTCTTACTGTAATAGTTGCTCTTATACTTATGGTGAGGTTGATAATGAAAATACTCCACCAACAGGTATGGTTCATAATATACCAGAGAGTGAGAAGATCTATAGTTTATTTGAAAGAAAATTGAGTACAGTTCCTTTTATAAAAGGAATGGAATTGTATAGGATGTATGTTAATTGTTTTGCATCAAGTGAGAATCCATATTTTCATACGGATGGTGAAGATGGATACACATTTTTATACTATCCTCAGAAAGATTGGAAATTGGATGATGGTGGAGAAACACAGTTTATAATTGATAATAACCTTTATGGTATTTTACCAGAGCCAAATAGAATGATAATGTTTCATGCTAATATACCACATCGTGCTACAACTTTTAGAGATCGTTATAGGTTCACTATTGCTATTAAGTATAAATGATAAATAGGTTCATAAGGGTCTATTTTGATTAAATGACAGTCAATAATAACACGACTTATCTTAATAATTCGGGTGCAGTAAGTTTTAGATCAATTCAATCACATTTTGCTAATGGAAATAGCAATGTGATAAAGATGGGTGATTATACACGAAATACGGATGAAACTCTAACTCCTGGTCAAATAACTGCTAATAATGGTGGGTGTGTTCCTCATGCAACTGAAAATACAGACGTAAATACATCCAAATCTGATATGAAGATGTCAGATTATTATGGTACGATTAGAGAATATCGCATGACCATGACTGGATGCGAAGAAATGTGGAAAATACAAAATGAGTCATGGAATAGTAATTTAGATAAGAATGTTTTTTGTCATATGACTGTGGATGGTACTGCATGGTCACATGAATCAAATACCAGTCAACAGACTGGTGGTACGGATGCTGGTGGTGCATTAGTAGTTAATGATGGTCTTAATATAGAGTTAGATATACAAAGTGGTGAGGGATTTTATGGTTCTTTCGGTCCCGCTGGAACTGGTGGAGATAAATCTAATTCAACTGCACCAACTGACGGTGTAAGGGGTGGAGATGCCTTATATGTTCAATCTAATGGAAATAGAGGAACAAATGAAGTCACAATTAGAATACATCAGTTTGGACATATCTGGGCTGGTGGAGGCGGTGGCGGTGGAGGCGGTTACGGCAATGATGGTTCAATAATTAACTGTTGGGTAGATCATTATGAACCAATGAGAGCTAATGCTGCTGTTAACCCTACTTCTGGTGGTGGAGGTACTCATAATGCTGCTGCTGGATCAAAATACTTCCGTAACATATATTCTAATATCAATGGACAAAATGCTGTAGGAAATGGAAACTGGTCGGCTAGATCATCCGATAATCCAAGTAGAGCATGTGCGAATAATGCAGGTGCATGTCCTAACAACTGGATATGGTATGCAGGTGGTAATTTAGGTGGTAGTGGATGGGTAAACTCACTCATTAGTAATGCAAATGGAGCAATCAGTGGAAGTGGTCTTGATACAAACGTAACTCCAGCAACAGGAGGAGCATTAAACA